CCTAGCCCGCTTGGCTATGGGCAAGAGCGGCGGTGCGCGAGGCCATCCTCCAGCGTGGCACGCCGATCTAGACCCGCTGGCTTGGTGGTGCCTGACCGATGCAATTTATTCAACCTGAACGGAGCGTTAAAATCTCACGCAACATCATCATAGGCGACTGCCGCGACGTGCTGCCGACGCTTCCGGCTGGCCACTTCCACACATGCGTTACCAGCCCGCCCTACTTTGGGCTGCGGGATTACGGCGTTGACGGACAGATCGGCCTAGAGCCCACCCCCGACGAGTTCGTGGCCGAGCTTGTCAAGGTGTTCCGCGAGGTTCGCCGGGCGCTGCGGGATGATGGGACGGTGTGGCTGAACTTGGGGGATAGCTACGCGGGCGGCGGTGGTTTTTCCCCGGATGCGCCAAGCAACAAAGCGGGAGCAAAGCAGACCACACACAAGGGCTCAATTCGCGGCACCATCAAACCTGGCGGCGTGGTGAAGCCCAAAGACCTGATCGGCATCCCTTGGCGCGTCGCCTTCGCCCTACAGGCCGACGGCTGGTATCTCCGCCAGGACATCATTTGGGCCAAGCCCAACCCGATGCCGGAAAGCGTGACCGACCGCTGCACCAAGGCGCATGAGTATATTTTCCTGCTGTCGAAATCGCAGCGCTATTATTTCGACGCCAAGGCGATAGCGGAGCCTGCTGCGTATCCCGGTGACTTGGGCATCCTGCGCGGCGTCTCTGGCGTCGGTGAAAAAGACGGCGTTGCGTGGCAGGCGGCTGGCGTGGACAGTCGGACGGCAGGCAAGGAAACCCGCAACCGCCGCTCAGTCTGGACGGTAGCCACGCAACCCTTTTCCCAAGCACACTTTGCAACATTCCCGCCCGCGCTCATAGAGCCGTGCATTCTCGCCGGCTGTCCTGCTGGCGGCAATGTGCTGGATCCGTTCGGCGGCGCTGGCACCACTGGCCTTGTGGCTGATCGCTTGCAGCGCAACGCCACGCTGATCGAGCTAAATCCGGAATATGCTGAGATGGCCGACGCACGGATTTATGACGATGCGCCGCTGTTGGCGGAAATGTGAGAGTCAGAAGGGAGCGGTTATGACCGATGCAGAACACGACAATGCGCTAGTTGCAGCAGCCGCTCTACTTCTGGATGAGCTTCGCGACCCGCCTTCGGTGTCAGTCATCGACCAGGGCTTAGATGCTGCTGCGGAGAAGCACATGGAGGGTGATGTTGGGAACGCTAACGATTGCGTCGAGGCGTTTCTGGCGAGCATCGCTGCCCTGTCAGAAGAAACGTGAGGAGCGGTTATGGGGAAGAGATTCGCTAAATGGTAAAGGCGATCAGAAACAGCCTAGGCTCCGGGAGTTCAACTCTCCCAATCTCCACTGCATGGGGATGCCGGTGTGTGAGGCTTGGGACAGCGGGTTCGAATCCCGTCTTCTCCACCAACATCTGAAGGGAGCGCTGGAATGGTTGATTGGATTATCTTAGCCGGGTTGCTTGGATTTCTCGTCGGACTGCTTGCTGGTTGTGAGGTGTCCCAGCGGCGCTGGCGTGACAACGCTGATCAGATCCAGCGAATTGAATGGCGTGGGCGGCTGTACAAAGTCGAACACGCCGACTGAAGGGAGCCTAGAATGAGCGCGGCCTTGGATAGAGCGACGGGTGAAGTCTCGGCCGAGGCGTCTAGAAACGGGCGAAATGAAGGGGGCCGATCATGTTGTCACTTAGGCGTTGGATCGGACATCGGCTAATCGCCATGGGGCGACGGCTCATCTTCGGGCGGTCCCGATGGAACAACGTAAAAAACCCCGGCGCATCATACCTCCGGGACGCCGAGTAAGGATCGAGTGAGGAGTGGTTAAGATGGCGTGGTCAGGAGTGATCGACAAATTCCGAATGGCCCTCGTTGAGATATCCAGTCAGCGATTGCCGGAAGAAATCAGCGATGAAACGGACCCGGACTATGAAACCGGATACGACCTTGCAATTCGCGCCGCTCGCGCTGCGATAGCAATCTGAAGGGAGCCTGGTAGATGACACAGGAGAGAATCGAGGTTTTACGCGGTGGACCGTACATGATTGTCGGCGGCGTTGCATTTCTATTGAACGATCTGATTTCGCGCGTCGATGAAAAGACAGCAGCGGCAGGTGTCAAATTTCCTGGCTCTAACCGCCCGCCATTTTTTCGCACTGGTTCACCATATGGGGCTGCGCTCTTGGCGCTTGGCGCTACGCCGGTCCCGATGCCCGATGGTTTTCGCGAGGAGTATGTCCCTATGGTCGGGCCGATCACACACGGCGAGCGCATGGGCGCGAAGGTTTGGTCTGAAGTTTTTTCTGTGGACCCGATGCTTCACTTTGAATACATGCAACCGAAAATATAATGGCCCCGTAGCGACGGGTCATCAGCGCCACTCCAGGAGAAAGTATGCGGGCGGTCCAAAGACGCTGGCAATCAGTCCGAGCACGCCGCCGACCGCATAGGCGATCCACGCCAACCAGCGCTCGCGATTCTGCCGACGCGCCTCGCAGTCAAGATCATTGGTGCTGGCCATGTGATCGTCCCCTCTGGTTAATGTGGTGCGCGGTCTCAGGGTGATCTATCGTAGCGGCAGTCACAGCCTGCGCCGGCTCATTCCGGTGCGCAGCCACAACATCGCCCGCCGAGACCTCTGCACGGGGGCATGAAAGCAGCCCGCCCCTGCCCGCGCCGCAGGTGTTACCATGCCACCGCCTGCTGGGCTGTTCGGTCATTCTTCTTCGACGCTGATGGCTTCGACGTGCTTCACGCCGCTCCACCCCTCGACAATCTCAACCGCCCTCTCCTCGGCGGCCTCCGCGTCTCTGGCAGTGATTCTCATTACCCGCTCATAGAAATATTGGACCGTGACCTCATAGGGCCGCACATTGCTCATTTCGGGCTTTCCTGTTCGGTTAAGTCGAGGCTGATGGTCACGTGGGGGATATCCCCCCGCTCGATCGCATCTATCACACCCATGGCATGTGATGGCGAGATGATTACCGCGTCGCTGATGGCGTTCGCCGCCTCGAAGCGAATCGAGGCCAGCAGCTCGGCCCTGGGATCGTCGGTCTGCGTCTCCGGCTCTGCCTCCGGCTCGGTGGTGGCTTCCTCGCTGGCGGCGATCGTCGCCCAATCAGTCACGGGTTCCGGCTCTGGAACCGGCTCGGGGGCGGGTGCCGCCAGCGCGGCGGCCCGCTTGTCCGCTGCCTCACGCTCGGCCTTCTCCCGGCGCAGCTCGGCCAACTCCGCCTCCATCTTCACCCGCGCCGCATCCGCTGCCTTTGCCGCTTCCTCGCGCTCGATAGCCGCCTCTAGGGCCTCGTCGAGCGCGACCTTCGCCCGATCGTATATGGGCTGGGCGATGGTGATGTATTCAGCAAACCCCTCCATGTCCACAGCGTTGAGGGCGGCGATAGATTCGTAGATCTCGCTCGCCGTCTTATTCGGGCGCGGCTTCGACAAATCTTCCAGCACGTCGATCATGCGCTTGATCTTCTCGGCGCGCTCGGCCTCCGCCGCCTCCGATTTTACCACCGGCTCCATGATCTCAACGCCAAGGTTGTCAATGCGCGTGGTGACGGTCCTTCGCACAGCGTTCACCGCGTCGACAATCGCCTGGGCGTCAGCCTTGATCTTCACGCCCGCATCCTGGATTGCGGTCTTGCTGCGCGCGGCCTTGTGCTTCACCGACCGAATCTCCTTCCTTCCCTTCGTCGAGTCCGGGTCCAAAGATGAGGCCAGGGTGCGCGCGGTTTGCTCGACATAGCAGATAACCCGCTCGGCCTCGCCCTCCTTGGTGTAGACCGCTGCCAGGTTGACCCCTTCGGGCAAGATCAGCGCCGTGCTGGCGCCCTCGCCCTGGTCAGGGACGACTACGGTGGTGGTTTCAGTGTTTTCGATCATCGCGGGCTCCTATCCTCGCTTGTTTCGCGGCACAACACCGCCTCCTACCTTCGCTTTGTACGGGCCATCTCTGTTGGTCTCGAACGATCTCCACTTCTTCGTCTTGATCCCGGCCTGCTTGGCTCGATGGTGCCTTCCTTCGGCGCGTTGGCTGGCTTCGAGGGCGGTCTTCTCGCGGTGCGGCGGCCCCAATACCGGCCAAAGGTTCGATTCCCGGTTCTCTCCGCCGTCCCAGAGGGGCTTCTTGTGATCCAGGTGCCACTCGTCGCCCACTTCGATCTTGCGCGTTGAGAGCTGGCACACGCCCCCGTAGCGCTCGAAGATCCTGAGTCGGACCAGCGGCGGCGGCATACTGTCGTCGGTCTTCCCGATCCACTCCGGGATCTTGCGGCCTGTCATTTTTGCACCCGCCCTGTCGGTGCTCGGTATCGCGGATTGGCGCGAGACACCTCCCAAGCAACCCACCTACAGCCGCCGTCGAGTGTCTCGCCCCGTCCGCGTTCGTCAAAAACAACGATCGCGCCTTCATCTGATGGGTGCATTCTATGCTTCGCCCCGACCACAAACCGCTGGCCGTCGATAAATGCCTCCCCGATGATTTCGAACGTGTAGTCAAGTCGGGCTCCGAGGTCTTCTTTCCCCGAAACCTTATAGACATCGCCTATAGCCAACCGCATCCGCGTCATTCTCCACCCCCCGCCGGCGCGTCTTTCGGCACCTGCCACCATCGTGGACGGCTAGGCACTATCGCCCACCCGCGCTTGCGCATGCTGCTGTAGAAAAGTTTGGCCTCGTGCTCTAGCTCCTCGTGGCTGAGTTTTGAAAACGGGTATGATCGTCTCAGTCGATCCGAGATCGCACAAATGATTTCCCGCTTCAGGATGGATTTCCGCGCCCGTCGTCTCATTTGCCTTCTCCTGTTGGCGCATCCTTCGGCACCTGTCTTGCTAGCTCGCCGGCCTCCAGGCCAATCAGCCCCTCGATGAACGTGAGCACGTCGTCCTTGGACTTCTGGAAGTCCTTGGCCTTCATCGCTGGCCCAGCCTGGCTCTTGGCCGTGTAGCGCACCACCGTAGTCCCGATGGGGACGATGATGCTGTATTCCGACACCGCGGATCTGATGGCCACCGACGTTCGCCCGGCCTCGGCGCGGCTTCCGCAGGTCCAGGTTTGGGAGTTGTACCACCCGGTCTTGATGAGTGCATACTTTCTCAGGTGCTCACTCGTCGCGGCCCACGGTTCCATGCCGTAGGCTTCGCCCAGATTCATCCAGCCCTCGTAGACGCAGGCGAAGTAGTGCCGGTGGCTTTTCCATGAACGATCCGACACCGCCTCCAGGCGATAGGTCTCACCGATCTCAAACGCCTCCGCGCACTTCTTGCGGTGGCGCCCGAGCGGGACCATGCAAAGGTCACTTGTCCACATGAAGACGGCGAGAACAGACATCAGCGCTGGCCGTCTCTGGAATCGTTCCAGTCACGCTCCTGGTCAAGACCGAGGTCACGGCGAAACTCACCGGTCGGATCGTCGCGCTGGTTCAGCGGCCTTGTGGCTGCATCTTGTGCATCCGGCGCGGTGGACGCCTCCACCGGCTTTTCCACCTGCTTCGGCTTCTCGGCCATCTTCTTCTCTACTGCCGCCTTTACAGCCAGAGCATCGCCCTTCGCCCGCGCCCAAAACTGGAGCAGCGGTTCCCGGTTGGCCTTCATCCAGCGCTCGACCGTCTCGGGGGTGCTTTTCTCGATGAACTCCATGCAGCGATCGGCCATCTCGCCGATGGGAATAGTTTCGAGAGCCCAGCCATCGCCAAAGGTGATGGTAATAACGGCGGCACCGCCAACCTTGGCCAAGCGCTCCGCCTCCTCCGCCTGCGCCACCACCTCGGTTGCGTCGATGGCTGACGCGCGATCCATCTCCTCCTCGACATAGAGGCCGGAGAAGTGGTCGGGCCATCCTGCGCGCAGCGCCTGAGCCTCGGCACACTTGGTCAACATGACGATTGGCATCTTCGCCCAATTGCCGCCGCTGTCCAGGGCCTTCTCCCCGGTTGGCGCCCACTTCTTGTGCTCGTTCTCGGCCCACTTTTCGGTGATGGGCGCGAACTCGTCCCAATGCGCTTCACCAACGACGGGGAACCACTCGCCCCGGTTGTCCTGCTTCCACAGGTATACCGTGATAGAGACGATGCCCTTGGGGTTGAGCGGCCCGGCCCCATCAGAGCAATAATCGATCTCGGCCTTCTGGCTGGCCGGGCGGTAGTCGCCGCACCGCTGTGCGACCACCCGCAGGCCATCGCGGGTGACGACGATCGACATCTTCCGCTTCGTCACCTTGTTTTTGCTGAACACGAGCGGGAGGATTTGCTTACGGAACGGGTCGAGCCGGTAGTTCTTGCACGCCTCCATGAACAGGTTGAAGTCCCCCGTCGCCATCTTCTTGAGCGCCGGGTCTTGATAGTTGGCCGGGTCGCAGTCGGACGCCACCGTCCGCATGACCAAGGACACCTGGCTGGCGCTCAACTCTGCCGGCTTCAGATCCTGCGCCGTTGCGGTCTCTACCATCTCAGCTCCTCCTCAGAAGGAGGGAGACGCCGCCATTGTTCATGTGGCATCCGGGGATTGGCTCGCTCGACTCCTCGACGGCGGCCTTCAGCGCCACCTTGTCCAGCAACGGCGCCGCTGGCTTGAAATACCGCGCCGGGATCAAGGACTCGTCGTCGATCACCAGCCCGGGCGCCCGCTTGGACAGGCTGAACGTCTCGGTCGGTCGCACGATCTTCGACCGGAACCCGGCGAGAACCAGGCCCTGCTCGATGGCAGAGCGGATTGCATTCTTCGTCGCTGTCGCCCTGGCCTTGCGCTTCGCGAGGCCGTCCACCACGGACTTGACCCCATCGATGATGACCTCGCAGTCGCGGATCGCGGCGGCGGCCTTGTCCAGGGTTTCGAGAAAGCCGGTCTCGCCCTCGACCATATCAATGACCAACTCCTCGTCTTCCACGGCGTTGGGGTTCAGTGTCTCCAGGGCAGACAGCATCGCGGCGGCGGCCTTGGCCTCCTCGGCTACGTCGTGCGTGATCAGGTCGGGTCTTGCCATCAGGGTAACTCTCCAATTCCTTCGATGATGTTGTAGACCAGCCGCGTGGTAGCGACCAGCCCTCGATCGTTCAGTGCGCGGTCCCCGCTCAGGAGTACGGCGGAGACCGCGAAGTTGATTCCAACCGTGGCCACGCCCCAGATCAGAGCGAAGATCATGATTCGGCGGATGGTCATGAGATCACCCACTTCGCGACCAGCCCCCAAATCACGATGTTTGCAGCAATCGCGGCGAGCAGGCCGAAATTGATCCGCCCGCTATCAGGCGCGCCCCAAAGATCAGCCTCGGTCATCGGCGCTGGCTCCGGCGCGTCGTCGTCCTCCACCTCGTCTGGATCGGCATAGGCGGCGACGATAGACATTGCTTCGGTGAGGGTCATGTGGACGAGCAAGTTGCGCAGCGCCATCTCGAATGTGGCGCGCGCTTCCTCCAGCCCCCCGCTCTCCCGCACATAGACCCCAGCAAAGACGGCGCCCCGGTTTTTGATGTTGTGGTTGGCGCACATATCGCACATGCGGTAGTCCGCGTCGTCCCGGTGCCGAACCACCTGCGTGGCAGGGCGGTTGCAGGGGATGTAGAAATCGCGAGACGCGGTTGACGCCTCCTCGCAGCAGTGGTCTTTCGCTTTCAGATCCATCGGATTGCCCTCTCTGCGTTCACAGCATCATCTGCCGTCATTACCATGCGAAGCCGCTGGCGGTAGTCGTGCTGGTGAGCCATCCCGTTCTCGACGTAGAGCATCCAGAGGTCTTGCCAGTCAACCGCGTCGGGCTCGGCGATCGGGCCGAGCATGGCCTGCGCGCCGCGCACGAAGTTGATCCACCCCTCGCCGACCCACGCCGGTATCTCGTGGCCCCAGAACCAGCCCGCGTAGCAGACGAGGCGGCGGTCGGCCTCGACGAACCACCGCTCATTGACGCGGCACGTCAGCCGCGCGTTCTCAAGCGCCTGGATGCGCTCCCGCCACCATCCGGCGGGGAGCGGCGCCCGGTTTCTCGGGATCAGCTGAACGACTCGGTTCATAGGTTCGCCTCCTCTAAAGCGCGGTGAACGAGATGGGTGATCATGCCGGCGATCCTGTCTCTCGGAAGGTCCGCCACGAATTGCGCCATTTGGAGGTGGTTGGGACTCTCCATGATGGGCGCTACCATCACGACGCGGCCCGGCTTGATATCGCCTTGGACCAGCCCCGACTTCACCATCACGGGCGGAGGCATGAGTGCGCTGAGACGATCCAGCACCGGAGCGACTAGGGCGGTATATTCCTCGGCGGTGGGCTTGTTGCTGCCCGCGCTCTTTTCGATCTGGTCGAGTTTTGCGAGAAGAGCATCGACGCGCGGGGCGTTGATGCGGGTGAATGTGCCGCCGCACTTGAAGGTCATAGGCTCGCCCTCATCTTGGCCGACCAGTCGTCGTAGTCCTGCGCCATCCCGAAGGTGTCGGCCACCTTGCGCAACATGCCGGGGTGCTCGGCGGCAATCCTCCGCGCCATCTCGGCTTCATCGGCGAAGACCTCGCGCGGGAGATGGTTGAGGGTGCCGTGGGCGAGGCGCATGACCGCTTCGGCGCCGGCGGGGTTCACGTCGGGGGCGACTTCGTGCAAAATGTTCTGGTAGTTCATCCGATTACTCCTAGTCCGTAGGCGATGAGGGTAACGGCGACGATGAAGATCACGCTCATTGGTAATCCTTCAGGGTCGGGTCGCGCATGTCGTCGATGGTTGCGCGCCACATGGGGGCCTGCGCATCCTCGACGGTGAAGCCGAGATCGCGGCACCGCTTGATCCAGTCATCCTCCGGTTCGTCGGGGCGACGGGCGAGCAGCGCCAGCACTTCCTCGGGTTTGAGCGGTGCCGGGGGTGTGGTGTCAGACATAGATTGTCCTCCTGGCCGAGATTGGCCCGCCACCACACTATGAGAGGTCAGCTTTGGAAGCAATAGGAAATGTGCGCCCAGCTTTACTCTTTTTCCAAACAATTCCCGCATAGGGCGATATGTGGGCTTGACTTACCAGCAAAAGGAGAGGTTTAAGTAGAACATGAGCAGAAACCCAAAACAGAGGGTGCAAGCCCTTATCCACATCCTCGGGCGGCTCGATGTAGCCAGAGTGTGTGGGATCACCACCCAGGCCATATCGCCATGGATCAGAGACGGGGCTATCCCGCCGGCGCGATATCTGACGCTCGCCGAGCTCGGGCGCGACCGGGGCGTGGACATGGCGAGGCACGCCGACCTGTTCGTCGAGCAAAAATCGGACGCCACAGCCCCGATCGCCGCCTCGGCCTCCCTCGCGTAGGACACCCCCCTGCGGGGGTTCTGTTCGGTGGGGTTGGGCGAGGGTTGGCACTGTGGGCGAGATCATCAGAATGAGCGCCAAGCAGGCGCGGGCCGAGATGGCGAAGCCGCCGCCCAGGCGGCACAAGTACGGCGCGGTGAAAACCACCGTGGACGGCATCACCTTTGACAGCAAGGGCGAGGCGGATAGATACTGCACCCTCAAAATCCGCGAGAGGCGGCGCGAGATCAGCAATCTCCGCCTCCAGCCCAGCTATCCATGCGTGGTCAACGGCGTCCTCATCACCACCTACATCGGCGATTTCTGCTACATGGAGGAGATAGACGAGCGGGGCCGGGATCAGACCCCGGTACGCGTGGTCGAGGATTTCAAGGGATACGCGACCCCAGATTACATCCTGAAGCGGAAGCTGGTCCTCGCGGTATATGGTATCTTAATCAGGGAGGTAAGCAGAAGATGAACGACTTCAATGCGCAAGGGAGCGAAGAAGCCAGATTCAGCGAGGCCGGGCGCCGGGCGGAAGCGGAGCGGGCAGAGTACGACATGGCCGTTAGGTTCGGCAGGATTAAGCCAGAGGATGTGGCCACCGACGACAAGCCGGCAGGCTACGCTGGCCCGAGAGAGAGGCGAGATCTTCGGCTCATCAAAATAAAGGGCCTCATCGAGGACGGTTACACGACCGCAGATATAGCCGCGGAGTTCGGAATCACCGATCACGGGGCATTAAACCTCCTCTGGAGGCTCGGCCTGAACAAGATGATGCAGGCCAAAAACAGGGAGCGGAAGGCGGCCTCGCGCGCAGGCAAAATAGAGGCGATCCGCACAGGCATCGAGGCGGGCGAGACCGTCTACCAGATCGCGGCCAAGTTTGGCATGACGGCCCCCTCGATCTATCATTTTTCGCGCAGGAACGGCATCGCCTGGCCGGGGCGGTGGCGCTCATCCAGGGGCAAGTAGGATGGGTGGCTCAGTACACATCATAAAGGCCGCCGCGCATCATTGCTGGCAACAGGAGCAGTGGGCACACGCTGAATTTTACCATCTGATGAGCGAATTTCAGCGGGCCGAGCTGGCCGCGGTGGGCCATCATCCGTGGCGCGGGATCATGTCGCCATCCTTGCTCGCGCTGATCAGGCAGCTTGAAATATCGGGCGCTTACGATCCTGGAAAACTCAGTGAGCCGAGGGCCAAATCCAAAACGCTATCGGTCTATAAAAATTCCACCTACGACTGTGAAATCGCACGTCGAATTGAGGCCAGAAAGGCATCTTCCTGATGGCGCGCTTCCCGACCATGCCCCTACGCACTGACGCGCTCCTCGGCGACACCGGCCACCTGACTGCCACCGAGTTCGGCGGCTATCTCAGGATCATCATCGCCATGTGGCGGAATGGCGCCTGGCTCCCCAGCGACGACCGCCTGCTGCGTAAATACTCGACGCTCCATGCCACCCACTGGAAGCGGTCCCGCACAGTCATCTGCGCGTTCCTCACGTTCGAGGGAGATCGCGTCACCCAGAACAAGGTTACAGAGGAGTGGGAGCTTGCGATCGGGAGGTCTGAAAAGGCCGCAAAATCGGCAAATTCCCGTTGGGAAGGTGGTGCTGCTGGTAGTACCAGTAAGACATACCAGCAAGACATACCAGCAGAACACACCAACACTGATGATAAGCCGTTGAAAACAAACGACTTGGATAATGCGAACGCACAGCCGGAGCATGGCCGGGGCAATGCAATCCAGAATCCAGAATCCATAGAGAAGAAAGATGCTCCTCTTCCTAATGCGCGTGCGCCCGATTCATTACCAATCATTGAACCAAATATTTTCAAAACATCTGAGACCAGAGAACGTGTGCTCGAAGCAGCGGGAATAGACATCTCAAAATCATCGTGGCCAACCAGATGGCTGGGTTCTGAGACCGCACACACCATCAGCCAGTGGGGGGGCCTCGACCTGACCGAGGACGAGATCGTCGAGACCGTGACAGAGGTCATGGCGAAAAGGACGGACCCACCCAAGAGCCTCGAATATTTCACGCCAGCGATGCGAGAGCGCGCCGGCCGGAAACTCGAACCAGCACTGACGCCAACCACATCAGGAGGATCAAACCATGTCGGACAATCTCCCCGCGACCGGGAACGAGATGCCAAGCTCAAAGAAACTCTTGAGTACGCCAGATCTCTGGATCAAAAGCGTCAAAGAGGTAACTGAACTGCTCAGGCAGCCGGAGATGGGGGCCACAGAGTTGGCAGCGTTGCTGCACGGGTGCCGGATCATATATCCTTACGCGAAGTCCCCAACCGCCGCAGAGATGAAACTGGCGGTCTCCATGTGGGTGGACGCGCTCGAAGGTGTCCCACAGCCATTTACCGGCGAGGCATTCCGCCATTGGATCAAGCACGGTAAGGACGTGCCGCCCGTACCTGTGAACATCATTGAGCGCGCGATCGCCAACATGACCTCCGCACGCAAGAGGATATCGATGGAGCAAGTTCAGCCGCCGCCACTGCCGGAGCCGACCACGCTGTCACAAGAGCAGCGCAAGGAAATCAGCGACCGCGTGATGAGCATCTACAGCAGGAACCCTTCGCGCCGGAAGCACCATAGGGAGGACAAGACATGAAGCTGGTTGACCCCAAGGACTTCGCCGGTTCCTGGACCATCCCGCGATACATCTGGATGAACTACGAGCCAAAGATAGGCGATCGCATCATCAGGCCACACCCGTTCACCCGCATGGAGCAGCACTACGATGTAGGCCCCCCGCATAGCTACTGGCGCCCAGGAGTGTGGAACATCGACATCGACGACAGCCAGCCCGTCGCCCACGATATGGGCAAGGTCCAGATCGACATTCTCGGCATCATGGAGGTACGAGGCTATCCCCGCAGGATCGGCTACACCCGCATCTTCACCACCCCTAATAGTGGGCCACTCAAGCGTTCAGGGATGATCGTACACGCGATCGGCAAACTCCGGCAGGTATGCGCTGGCGTCTAGCTTCAGGTACTACGTGGGCGTGGATGCAAGTCCAGTTCAGGTTCGCGTTGAGGAATGAGGGGGCGCCGAGGCTGGATTGCAACGCGCGGGCAGATGCGCGCGAGCCCAGAGAAGGAGACGATGGTTATGGTCAATAACACCGATACCAGCGCCGCGGCCAAGCCGGGCGAGAGCGAGGTGAGAAACCTGCAACGACGGGTTCTGATGGTGCTGGCTGAGTCGGCCATGACCGCCGACCAGGCCGCCGACCGGCTTTATCGCTCTCCATTGGCGATCAGGCCGCGCTTCACAGAGCTGAAGATTGCTGGTAAGATCAGGGACACCGGCAAGCGCCGGCGGAACCACAGTGGTAGATCGGCGGCTGTGTATGAAATCGTGAGGGCGCAGACCCAAGCGGAGGACAATGATGGTTGAGGTGATCAAGGACGGCAGGACGACGCGGCTTCTGGTGAGCAACGAGGACATCACCGAGTGGCTACGGTCCCTGGCCGACGAGGCCGGGCTTGCGGATCGTGAGACACTGGATGTGCAGTTCCACCGCGAAACGGACAACATTGACGCTGGATGCAAATATGGCAGGCTTTGGCGCGGGCCCGTGAACATCATGTACCTGCTCTCAAACGTCGAGGGGTCGCGCCGGACGGGGGAGGTGGGATGAGCAAGGCCCAGACGAAGAAGCGGCACAAGGCCGAGGCCGCGCGGAGGGACCGTGCGCGCAGCGACTTCATCCACGAGATGATCGAGACCTCGGCTGATATGGTCTTCTGGGGCGTTCACATCATCACCGGGTTTGGTGACGAGGGCTCCATCATAGCCGCCCAAGACCACGCTGCCGCTGTGGTTCTGGCCAACAGCTACAACATCGGCAAGTGGGGAGGCACCAGCCCGCCCGAGATTGGGACGCTGCATTTCGCCTATCCGTGCCCGTGGCCGCACCCTCCGATCAAGCACACCGAGAGCCTGGCCGCAATGGCAGCGGCGACCGCGCCGGCGCCTGACCCGGCGAACGACGGGGCCCCAGCATGAACAGCGCCACGCGGATCAAGCAGATGCGGGACCACCACATCCCCGCCATCGAGGCAAACTGCGCCAACTCCAACACGGTCGAGGGGATTCGAGGCTTGCTGCGGGCATATGCGGCGATGCGCGAAGCCTGCAAGCGGCTGTACGCTGACAATGATGCGCTGCGCGTGGCGCTCAACGAAAAGAGGGGCGAGGGATGAGTAGGGGGGCCAACCACTACAAGAAGATTCGCACCACAAGTCAGCACGACTACGAGGTCCGGTGCTTGACCAAAAACGGCTTAGTCACCTACGGCGTCTATCAGGTCGGCACCAACATCAAGTGTTCCGGCGTCATTGGTGACCGCGGCCAGGCCGAGGATCGATTGAACGCGCTGCGCGCCAAGGCGAAGAATCCGAAGAAAGAGCGGCGCTGCATGGGGTGCAGCACGCTGTTCATGAGCTCCGGTATAGGCCATCGCCTGTGCAAAGCCTGCGCTACGCGGGGCTATGTGTGCTCGAAAGACTGGTGAGAGGATGACCCCGAGGCAGCGCGCAATCGAAGCCAATAAGAGGCGCCGCGATCCGGTCATCATGGATCGCATGGCGAGGGCCGGGATTTCCACAACCTCCCAGCTCGCCAACATGGCCGGCGTTGCGCTTACATCGGCTGGCAAGTTTATCATCGGTGATCTGCACCCTGGCGGAAGTACCAAGGTCGACTACAGCGACACATTATACGCGCTGTGCGCCGTTCTGCGGCTCGACCCGGAGGAGGTTGCGCCTCTTGATCCAGACCCATGCCTGGTCGAGTGGGCGGACGAGGCCGTGGCCGGCCTCGGCGGGGATGTGCCGGACCCGGAGCACGACATGGGCGCCAGGCAGGCGGCGAGGGTGGCGCTGTCTGGGTTGACGGCGCGAGAAGAACGGGTGGCCCGCCTTGTGTTTGGCTTTAGCTGCGGGGAGCACACCCTTGATGAGGTCGGGCGCGAGTTCAGCGTCACTTCGGAGCGCATCCGTCAGATGCTGGCAAAAGCCATAAGAAAACTCCAGCACCCAAAATTCCGGCCAATCCTGCGAGACTACCATCCAGGCGATGCGATTGTGAGAAAGAGCCGCGCCGACAGGGACAGGTCCGATGGACTGCGACACCAACGCGAAGATATTTACAGGCAGTCAAAGTATGACGCCACTGTCCGGCGATCGGTCGAGAACGCCGCCGACATGGAATCACGCCAGCGGTGTATCTGCCGCAACTGCAAACACTGCTTCCTGAACTTCATGGAACGAAAGACACTGCTGATCGGCGCCTACGGAAGATGCTCCGCCCACGGCGACCGATTTGTGAGCCGGGAGTTTTTGTGCGACGATTACGAGAGAGCGCCGGGCTGGCGCGATCAGGAGGGGACCACCAATGGCCAATGAAGCCCACAGAGCCGCGAGACAGGTCTATGAGCGCGCCCTGGCGCACGAGCAGCGCGTGAGCGGGCGAGGCAGCTACTTCAGCCTCCCGTACTCGCGCCGGGTGATCAACGCTGCCCAGGTCGCGAGCCTGAAGGCGTGGAGCGCCATGAGGGCAGCGAGGACACCCAATGGACGATGATACCGAAGATGACAACAACGGGGACCGCGAGGGGCTTGCTCAGGTAGATGTTTGCGATGACGGGTGCCACGCCTTTATCACGATAGTGCAGTACGGCATTGTGGTGACGATCCCCATGTCCAAGGCGCAGGCTTTGGGCCTCGCTGACCGTCTCACCAAGGCTTTTGACCCAAAGCCGGATTCTTATCCGGATGGGAATGCCGACACACCAGAGCGGAGGGCCAAGACCGAAAAGATGCACTGACGTAGAGGCAGGCAATCGGGTGGGAGCAGTGTGATTGCAAAGCGCAGAGAGTATGTCGAGGATAGCCGCCTCGACAGCCGAAACTACACGTGGTTCGGCGTGAGGGTTACACCTCAGAAGGAAACTGTGGCGGAGTTTGTTCTACGGGACGAGGGGTTCGCTACATTCGTTTTGGTCAGGAAATCATGGGAGTTCAGCAACGGCACGACCAAGGCGAGGATGAAAAAGCGCGAGATCCGGCGGCCTATTTTGCCGGGCTTGGTGTTTGTGGGCATGAACGACCGGACGCCTGGGTGGGATCGGGTCTTCGCCTATCGCCTGGTGATCGGTGTTGTCGGGTGGGGCGGGGAGCCTCGGCCCATCCCCCACGATACGAGGCCGGCGAGCAACGGACTCCCCGAGCGCCCAGGTCTGCGATCCCTGATCTGGCGGCAGGCAGGGGGCGAGTTCAACGCCCCAGACTACGAGAAGTACCAGGACACCCACCGGACATTCGCGATCGGCGATGATGTGGTGACGCTCGGCGAGGCCATGCGCGGCAAGGTCATGGGGATGGAGGATCGAACGGCCAAGGTTCTTATCAACTTCTTGGGTGGTCATCGCATTGTCACACTAGATGTTGCAAAGTTGCGCGCGGCAGAGTAATAATCGGTCTCAGACTACCGCCGGAGGGGCTTGTCTACGCGGCTTGCCCAAGTGCAATCTGCCACGAGGATGAAATCGTGGCCATGGTTGCGGCGTGGCGGATCGAAATTCAGCAGGGTGGAGAAGCGGTCATCTCGTTGGGTTCATCGCCTGAAGATCGGGGGTTCGAATCCCTCTCCTGCGACCAATGCCAGAGGGGAGCGCCGCGAGCAAAACGCCCGCCAGCCGTGGAGCGCTGGCGAACAGCGGCAATATTAGGGGGTCAGCCCAATGGATAGGCTGAAAACGTGCGACCGATGCAAATACTGGTGGCCCTCCTGGCCGTGCGGCGCCATGCCGTCCGAGGGGAAGCAGCCGGGCGCCTCCAAGTCAGCCCCGTGTTGCAGGTTCCCCCCCCAGATCACAACCGGTGGCTACAGCGAGTGGCCGGTGGTCTACGACAAGGCGACGTGCGGAGAGTTCATGCCTGGCGTAAACAGGGAGCCGAAATCATGATAAATCACATCATTTCCATGCTTGCCGCGGTCATGCTGGTGGGCGGGTGTCAGGGCATTGCCACCGCTGGTCATCTGCCTGATGGCGTGGCTCAGGCGCAAATGATTTGCGGGGAGCGCGATGCGGTTATCGCCAACCTCGGAAATAAATACGGCGAAGCTCGGCGCGGCGTCGGGGTGAACGGCTCCTCGATCGTTGAGGTCTGGGCCTCGGAGGCGACTGGAAGCTGGACTATCATCAGCACCTATCCGAACGGTGTGTCCTGCGTCATGGCGGTTGGTGATGGCTGGCAGGATGACGAGGTTGAGCCAGCCGGCAGCCCGGCCTAATCCGATGGCGCAGAAGAAGACCACCAAGCCGAAGGCGAAAAGCAAGGGGCCAACAAAGGCAGCTCTGGCGGCCATCGACCGCGAGAAGAAGATCAAGCGCGTTTGCGAGCGGATCGCGTCGAGCGCCGACAGCGTTGCGGTCATCTGCGCGCCTGGGATCAAGGACACCCCACCCCGGAGCACGTTCCTGTCTTGGTTGCACCAGGAGGGCGGCAGCGGGCCGGTGACGGACGCATATCGGGCGGCCAAGATGGCTCAAGCCGACTTCATGGCCGAGGAGATCATCGAGATTGCCGACGACACAAGCGGCGACACTGTGACGAAGACCCGGCCTGACGGCAGCACCTACGAAGAACTCGACCGAGAGTTCGTTGCGCGGTCCAAGGTTCGGATCGACGCCCGGAAGTGGGCGGCTGGAAACCTTCGGCCTGACTTCTACGGCGACCGGACGGCGATCGACCTTACCACCACCACCGACACGGAGCACATGACCGACGCGGAACTTGAGGCACACACCCGCCGCCTTGCCGACCGCTTGGGCGTCATCCTCCCAGAGAGACTTCTTGAGCCAGAGTAACGGGCCAGCCCGATCCGATGTTGACAAGTTCGCCGAGGCGATGGCGCGGTGTGAGCGACGCAACAAGCAGCGCATATTCGGGATGATATACCCGGACGAGGACCGCAGGCTCCTTGACGGCACGATAATCCACTCTCGGCATAAGTACGCCAAGCACCTGGAGTTCTTCAAGGCCGGGGCGGAGTACCGCGAGCGCTGCGTCATGGCGGCGAATCGAGTCGGCAAGACATTCGGCGCCGGTGGATTTGAGACAGCCGCGCACCTGACCGGCAAATACCCACACTGGTGGGAAGGCCGCAGATTCAAAGACCCGGTAAGCTGGTGGGCGGCGGGCAAGACCAACGAGACCACGCGCGATATCGTGCAGGCGACGCTGCTCGGCGGGATCACAACCGAGGGCGGTCGCAAGCACCTGGACGGCACCGGGATCATCCCCGGCAAGGAACTCGGCGGCCTGACTTGGAAGCAGGGGGTTTCCGATCTGGTCGATACGATCAAGGTCAAGCACACATCAGGCGGCTGGTCGGTTCTCGGGATCAAGTCCTACCAACAGGGGCGTGGATCGTTCGAGGGCACCGCCAAGCACGGAATCTGGCTCGACGAGGAGCCACCCGAAGACGTTTATGGCGAGTGCCTGATCCGCACCGCCACCACCAACGGCATCGTCATGCTGACCTTCACCCCTCTGGAGGGCATCAGCGAGGTCGTCATGGGCTTCCTGCCCAACGAGCTGGAAGAACCCAGCGACCCAAGAGGAGACTAGCCTATGTCCATGAAGAACTATACCCGCCTCAACCCCGGCGCCCGTCTCATTGATGGTGACCATGTGTCCGGCGCCCACCGCGGCCAGGACGTGTTTGTGAACTTCGACGATTTCAGCGCCTCACTGGAGGCGTTCGAAGCGACCCTCGCCACAACCGCTGGTGTCGGCATCACCGCAGGCACCGGCACGCTGGTCAAGACCAGTGTCAAGCGCGACGGCGATCTGGTCACGACCAAGATCCTGCTCGACCTGACCGGGCTCAACTCCAGCGCTGGAGTTGACGACATCATCGGCGTGGACGGCGTGGGCGTCGCCCACCTCGGCCAGATCACGGCGGCTCGCAACGGAACCCTCCTCGGCGGCACCATGACCTGCCTCGAAGCCCCGGCCACCGGCGACGTGGATATCAACCTGTATTCCGCCGTCGAGGCTACGGGCGTCGAGGACACTGCGATCAGCGCCCTGGATGAGACCCTACTGCTGAACGGCGGCACGCATACCCTCGGCCTCGTGGGTCCGCTGGCAGCGGTCCCCGCTGCCGATGAGTACCTTTACCTGACGGGCGGCGGCACGACCGCAGCCACCTACACCGCTGGCCGGTTCCTCATCGAGCTTGTCGGCTACGCCTAAGCCATCGAACGTCTGCTGGACCTCAACGTAAAGGGGCCGCCCGCCCCCCTCTATCACCGGACATGCGCGCCCAGCGGGCGCGTTAACGGCCTCCGGCAGACTTGTTCATAACGGTCGAATGCTGGCGCGGGCAACTATTCAGAGGGAGATGATGGGCAGAATATCGGCGAGCAAATATTGTGTCATGATGGGCTGGGATGATGTCCCGCACCTGACCAAGGCCGCCAAGGATGATCTGCTCTCGTCAACGCCGCCCCACCTCAAGGAGGCCCGGTCAAAGGGCATCCCGTCGATGGGTGCGGGCGCGATCTATCCAATCTCGATCGAGGAGGTATCGGTTGATCCCTTCCCGATCCCGGCCTTCTGGCGCCGAGGCTACGGCTTTGATGTCGGATGGAACAAGACGGCGGCGATCTGGCTTGCAGAAGATCCGGCTGACGGCACCCTCTACGCCTACGCAGAGCACTACAAGGGAGAGGCGATCCCGGCTGTCCACACCTTGTCGATCAAGGCGAGGGGCGATTGGATAAGGGGGGCGATCGACCCCGCCAGCCGGAGCCGGAGCCAGGACGAGGGAAAGCAGCTTTTCGTCACCTACGCCACTCTGGGTCTACACCTGGTCCCCGCCGTCAACGCGGTGGACGAGGGTCTGTACGAGGTCTGGTCCAGGCTTGAGACCGGGCGCCTGAAGCTGTTCACCACGCTTGTGAACACGAAGTCAGAATACCGGCTCTATCGCCGGAACGAAAAAGGCAAGGTGGTCAAGAAGTTCGACCACCTCATGGACGCTCTCCGCTACGCCGTGATGACCTTCGGGCAGATCGGCAAGGTCAAACCTCCCAGCCGCCCGACGAACAGCGCGGTGCCGGTGGTCGATGAAAGGGCTGGATACTAATGCCACTAAACGACCCAGGTGCATATGACCGCGATCCGCAAGACCAAATGGATGACAGATCCTCAGAGGAGATGCGCCAGGAGGAGAAGCAGGAGCGGATGAGCGCGTTCGTTGCCGGTCTGGCTGCGGAGGCTACGCGCCGCGTCGGCAAGCGATACTCCATCGAGCAGCGGTGGATCGAAGACTTGCAGCAGTACCACGGCATCTACGACCGCGAGACGCTGGAGCGCCTGAAGCTCTCCAAGGGCTCTAAGGTGTTCATCAACCTGACCGCGGCGAAGACCGACGCCATGGAGGCGCGGCTGTGGGATTTGCAGTTCCCGACCGATGACCGCAACTGGAGCATTGGTCCGACGCCGGTTCCAGACCTTACCGATGCGGCGGAGGCGGCGCTGTCTCAGGTGGATGAGGCGCGAGATCGCGCCAACGCCGCCCAGGCCCAAGGCCAGGAGCAGATGGCCGCCGGTGACGCCAACGCCGCCCAGGCATCCGAGCAGGAGATGCGGGCGGCAGAGACCGAGCAGAACATGGCCCAGGCGGCGGCAGACGACCTCCAGGAGAAGATTCGCGAGGCATCCCGCCGCAGTGACCTGATGCGAGACGAGATCGAAGATCAATTTGTGGGTTGCGACTACCAATCCCAGGCCCGCGACGTGATCGGCGATGCGACCAAGCTGGGCATGGGCGTCATCAAGGGGCCGGTGATCGGCTCCAGCGCCGGCAAGCAGGTATGGGTGAAGGCCGCGGAAGGCGATGGATACGAGCTGGGGAACGCAAAGGAGACGGCGCCGAGCGCCTACCGTGTGGACCCGTGGAGCTTCTTCCCTGATCCGGATGTTCCGAAGGTACAGGACGGCAGCGGATGCTTCGAGCGGCACCTGATGAGCAAGACCATGCTCCGCAAACTCGCCAAGCGCCCGGACATCGACAAGGACGCGGTGCGCGAGCTCTTGAGGAACGACCCATCGCTTGGGACTATCCCGGCCTATATCACCGATCTGCACGACCTGACCGGCCAGACTGACGGAACCATCCCCGCGACCTACCAGGTCTGGGAGTACACCGGCCCGGTCGAGACTGAAGACATGCAGATGCTCATTGAGGAGATGCGAGATCCTGAAGACACGGCGCCGATGGAGGATTTGGACCCGATCGAGGAGCACCATGTTCGGGTCTGGTTCTGCGACGGCAAGCTGCTGAGTTTTGGGCGCCACCCGCTCGACAGCAAGGAGACCATCTACAGCGTCTTCACGATCCGGGCCGACGAGGCGACGCCGTTCGGCTTTGGTATTCCCTCGATCATGCGCCACCCCCAGGCGATCATCAATGGCGCCTACCGGATGATGATGGACAACTCCGGCCTATCCACCGGCCCGCAGATTGTCATCAACAAGACCGCGGTCGAGCCAGAGGACGGCAACTGGACGCTCCAGCCGCGCAAGGTATGGCTTCGGGACGACACAACCAGCCAGCCCGGCGTCAAGGTGTTCGAGACCTTCAACATCCCCTCGAACCAGCAGGAGATCGCCAACATTATCGCGATGGCGGAGGAGGCGGTCGACGATGTGACCGCCCAGCCTGCGATTGCGCAGGGCGAGCAGGGCACCGGCGTCACCAAGACTGCTCAGGGCATGGCCCTGTTGATGAACAATGCGAACGTGACGTTCCGGCGCATCGTCAAGAACTTCGACGACGATATCACCACGCCGGTGGTTCGCCGGTTCTACCACTGGAACATGCAGTTCAGCGAGAAGAAGTACATCAAGGGCGACTACGAGGTGAAGGCGCGCGGCTCCGGCGTTCTCCTGGTCCGTGAGATGCAGGCGCAGAACCTCCTCATGATCGCCCAGATATTCGGTGACCACCCTGTCTATGGGCCGAGGATCAAGCACGGGGAGTTGCTGGCCGCGATCTTCAAAGCGCACATGATCGCCACCGACGAGATCACCATGACCGAGCGCGAGTACAAGCAGTGGGAGCAGGATCAGAAAGACAGCCAAGACCCCGCCGCCGCGATCGAGAACGCCAAGATGGAACTCGCGAAGGCGGAGATGGACCTTCGCCGCGAGGAGATGGACCACAAGACGGCTCTCCACGAGCAGGAATGGGCCGCCCGCAAGGAAATTGCCGGCTGGACCTACGACGCCGCGATGGAGAAGGCCGCCGCCGCCCTGAACATGAAGCGCGAGGAGCTGGACGCCAGGATCTCGGGCAAGGCCGATGACAACGCGCACAAGGAGCGCAGTATGGCGGCGGAGATCGCCATGAAGGAGCGCACCGGCGTAAGCTCTGGGGGCGCGATCTGATGATCGATCGCAGTTCTCCCACATGGCGCAGGCTTCGCAAGCACCTGGATCTTAGGATCGCCGGGCTTCAGCGCCAAAATGAATACCCGATCTCCCCCGATGAGACGGCGATGATCCGGGGGCAGATCAAGGAGGCTCGCGCGCTGATCGCGCATGTCGAGCCCAAGAACGAACCGGCGGCGTTTGCCCCGGAAAAGGATGCTGGCCCGCTCTACTGATGAGCCGGACAGTTGCGACCGGGCCGCCGATAGGCCGCCCAAACCGCCGAGGGTAAGACCCCAAGGCACCCCGAGCGAACCGGCCTCGGCCCGTTCGTAAGCAATCAAACGCAGGTGAAACATGGCAGACGACGACACCATCAAGGTGGACGGCGCCGGTACTGATCCGGCCCCCGAGACCAAAGATAACACTTCCGACGAGCAGCTTTGGGAAACCATTGCATCAGAGGAGAAGTCCGGTGACGATACCGGACCCAAGGACCGCCCCGATGACGATCCGGGCGAACCTGACCTTGATGCTTCCAGCCCAGGCCCCTCCGAGGACGATAACGACGGTGGCGACGACCCTGACCAGAAGACACCCGCAGGTACGGACCCCGATGCGCTGACCGCCCAGATTGCGCGGCTTCAGCACAAAGTGGACAGCCAAAAAGGGCGCACTGTTTGGAGCCGTCGCGAGATCGAAAGCCTGACTGCCCGCATTACCAGCGCCGAGGAGGCGAAACGGGATGCCGGCGACACGACACAAGATACTGCCCGGCGTGAAAGTCTGGCGGCTGCCCAGGAGGAATACGGCGATGTGATCACTCCCCTCGTGGAGACGATCACCGAGCTGGAAGGCCGCCTCGACAAGCTGTCAGAGACCGACGCCGCGGAGCTCACCGCCGCGAAGGAGCGCCAACAGGCGCTCTTGGCGGAGGAGCGCGGGGTGTTTGAGACAGAGCACCCCGATGGTTTCAAAACGATCATCGAAAACCGAAAGGCTTTCAATGCTTGGATTGATGACCAGCCGAGGGCTTTGCGCGACACCTACGCGCATAACGCCCAGCAGATTGTGGACGGTCAGGCATCAGCGATTCTCGTCGGCAGGTTCAAGCAGGCCCTCTTGGAAGCTGACGGCGGCCCCGCCCCCGACCCTGAACAACGTGACAACGATCCGCTGCAAACCCGACGTGCTCAACAGCTTGCCGGTGCCAGAACCACCCAGACCAGAGGCCGCCAATCAGCGTC